AGGCATCCACAAAGTCGATGGAGCGGAAGGTGGGGATGTGGTAAGCATGGCTGCCGGCCAGGCGATCCCCGAGACCATTGCAGTAGTTTCTCAATGCACAACTCGCCAATATGATGCGGATACTGCTGATAGAAAAATGTTCGCCCGATCCGAGCTACATATTAAAAGCTCAGACGAAGGGCTTTCCGATGGTGATATTAGTTTTATAACTGAAGATCCCGACTCCACAACATCGGCCACATCAATCTCAACTTTACTCGGTAGCACATTACCGGCAAGCGAAGATTCCTCCATACGATTGGGCGTAAGGAAAAGAGGATTTGGAATACAGACAGACTTTAAGCCCACAGCGGGCAGACCATTTTTAAGGGCAGTTAAAATCGATGCCCGAGTAACCGACAGAAGCACGACATCTATTTCATAGGAGAAAAATTATGGCAGTATTATCAACAGGACAAAGTTTTGCGAGTGGTGACCAAGTAACCGCTCAGAAATTAAACGACATAATTGGTCAAGCGACTTTTACTTCGGCGGCAGATACGACTGATAATTCGACCCTTACTTTAGGTTCGAGTAAATTAAAAGTAAAAGATGCCGGAATCACATCGACTCAACTTGCAACAGATGCAGTAATTACTGCAAAGATTCAGGACGGAGCGGTAACAGCCGCAAAACTCGATGCGGGTGCAGTTAGTGTACTTATGCCGAGCGGTTCGCTCATGCCATATGCTGGGGCATCCGCTCCGACAGGGTTCTTACTCTGTGATGGTGCGGCAATTTCAAGGACAACTTATTCAGCTTTATTCGCTTTAGTCGGTACAACTTACGGAGCGGGGGATGGTTCAACGACTTTTAATATCCCCGATCTTCGTGGTCGAGTAATTGCCGGACAAGATGATATGGGGGGTTCTTCCGCCAATCGATTAACCGGGCTAACTGGCGGAGTCGATGGAGATGTTTTAGGGGGTTCAGGCGGTACAGAAACGCATACTCTGACTTCCTCAGAAATGGAACACACAAACTCGACTCCCACTATTTCACACGCTGTTGATGGTGGAACTGGCGGAATAACTGCACCATTCAGTTCTAGTACAAATGGCATTAATACTTCTTCGGCCAGCCCACACAACAATGTCCAGCCCACCATCATTTTAAATTACATAATAAAGACTTAATATGGAATTCATAAAAAAATTAATCGGCCCTTCAAAAGAGGAAATAGCAGAAGAGGCAGAAAAAAGACTTCAAGGCGTTCGAGATGCCCAAATTTCCCCGACTCAAGTTTTAAAGGCAAAAGATCCACTTCACCCAACCTATGGGGATACCCATGTAATGATGTTGAGGCGTGGAAACCCTACTAGCTTTCCGGATACCGACCCCGACCATTTTAATTCCGACATTTCACAGGACCAGGTAATAAAATATTTAGCCGAACAATCCCCATCGGGCGAATCTTTAGCTTACATTAATCCCATTGAGCGTGAACTTTTAATGCTGTCCGGTGCATCAGGAAAAATGACAAAAGATGGAGTGGTTTCATATGCCCCCGAAGATCCGCTCAAACAGGCGGCCATGCTTCTTAATACTGCCGCTCCCGAAGGTGAAGAATTAGCGTACATTAATCAAGAAGAGGCACAAATGCTTAAAGATGCGGGTGGAGCGGGTAAACCGGTCAACTCTTCGGGAGTTCCTTCATTTTTCTTACAGAAACTCTTTGGGGGTGGAAAAGCTCCCCCTCCCTTGCCCGAATTTAATGTCGGAAAATCTGCCCGAGATTATGTTGGAGCAATGGCCGACTCGGGACTTCAAGACCAGCTTCTAGGAGTTCGCCAACAGTACGACCCACAGTATCAAGATTTACAGATGGGACTCGCTAAACGAGCCGCCGATCCGATGGCCAGCCTGGCAGAATCAAATGCCATGCGGTCACAGGACTTTGGTGCGAGGATGGCGGAAAGACAGGCTGGATCGGATATCAGTATGCTAGGTCGATTTGGGGCAGACATGAACCAAGCCTATCGTGCATCCGATCCGCTCATGCAAGCTCGTACAAACCAAGCTAATCAGCTTGCGGAACAGGCTTTCAATGAGGCACAAATGACTGACCTATCGCCCGAAATGAGAAGGCGAGCTACTCAGTCCGCCCGTGAAGGATTAGTCGCACGGGGTAGGGGAATGGATAATGCGGGCATTGCCGCTGAAGCCATGAGCCGAGAAGATTATTTAAGAGATATTATTGGGCAAAATCGCCAACAAGCACAAAGCCTCGGATCTTATGCCGCTGGATTAAACAGGCAGACAGCAGTCGATCCATTGGCTATGCTTCGAGGCGGACAGAATTATACGGCCCAAGGATTTGGGGAAAGGTCCGCATTGTTTGGATTGCCACAGGAATCTGCCACTCGGATTAATCCCGATGCTGGTGTTAATATTGGTATGCAAGCATACGCAAATAAGGCGAATTACGATGCGGCGAACTATGCCGCCCGAGAAAATGCGGCTAGTGGAATGGCACAGGGATTATTTGGAGCAATTGGAACATTAGGCGGTGGCTACCTAAGTAGAGGATAAAATTATGGCAATAGGAGATACAGTTCAAGCGGGCTTAATGAGAATCGACACCTCGGCTTATGAAAGGGCGGGACAGGCGAATGCGAATGCAAATATGGCATTCGGTAATGCTCTTAACCAGGTCGCCAAAGGATTCATTGAGGGACAGGAGAAAAAAGCACGGGCAGAAGAAATGACGGGCTATCTGATGAACCAGGGAGTCTCCGAAAAAGATGCCAAAGCAATCGCCAAGAATCCATTTCTGCAAAAAGAATATCAGCGGAAAAAGGCAACCGAGGCTCAAATGCAAATGGAAGGCAACCGCCTTCAAATGGAAGCCCAAAAATTAGCCGCCCAACAAAAACAATCTTCCGATCAAGCATTCCAAAAGAATCGTGAGATGGATATGAAAGAGGAATTATTCAGTACTCAACAGGATAAGATTCGAGAGGCGGAAGAAAATGAGATGGGAATGGCGGAGGCCCTATTAGCTGAAACAACTGACCCAGCAGTCTTAGAAGATTATAACCAAGCACAGCCTGGTCTATTTGCTTTAGGCGGTGACCAAGGTGCAAGGAATCGATTTTTAGAATTTCAAAGGGATGAAGCTCCCAAAGTATTGGGCGGAGAACTTGGCTCATCTGATTTTGGTAGGTATGCAAGGGAGCAAAATCTTGATCCTGTGCTTGCTAAGAATCGATTTATGGATTTGCAGAAGGCTGAGCAAGCAGTAGCCAAAGAAAATACCGGCAAGCTTGGAGATCAATTTTCATCAAGAGTGGGAGCATTACAGCCCTACTACTTTAGCGAGTCTGATGCCGCAAATGCTGTAAGCGCAGAAGCAACAAAGCTAGGTATAAATCTTAATAAAGACCAATTGGCTCAAGCGGTATCTAAGCAAAAAGTCATACCGACTAAAGATTTAAGATCAGCCGCAGACACTCGATTTAGTAAATTAAATCTTGATGAACCAAGGACAGTTTTGGAGGCCGCAGACGATTTGGAGGCATTTTTGACAGAAGGAAACCCTTTATCTTCATCGGTAGCGAAAGAAAAATTAGCTAGGATGGTACAGCCTCAAGGCATACTTACTGAGGATGATTTGAAAAGGATGGGCGGCTCTCAAGCATTTATAGATAGATTTCAATCGTTTATAGAACAACAAAAGACGGGAACTTTAGACCCTAAGCTAAAGAAGTATCTAAAAGAGACTACCGCAGTATTTAGAAAACGCGCCCAAGAGGTATTAATGGAAAAAACTGATTATACTGTAAAATCACTTGCAAAAAACTTTGAGATTACGCCCGAAGAGGTGAGAAAATATACTCAGTTCGGCGGCATAATGTACGGATTTGATCAACCTGATAACCAAGGCACGGGATCAGGGCAACCCCCTCAAGTCCCAAGTGTACCCCAAGCAAGGACATTACCAGGTGGCGGTATATTCACACCGATTGCTCAGTAATGGCTAAGTACGAAATTAGTCACCCCGAGCTACCACAGGTCCGAGGGATACTAGAATTAAAGGATGGCGAGGAACCATCCGATCAGCATTTTTGGGAAGCGGCTAAGACGATGGTGCGGCCATATGGTGCATCGCAATTATCAGACGAAGCTAAAATATCCGCCTATCGGAATGGATTCTTTGATACTCCGTCCGGTCCGATACTAGATGTGGATGATGACCCTGAGACAATTCAAGATGAGAAATCACCTGGTTTACTTTCTACCCTTGGGGGGATGGTAAGAAACTTAGGTACACGAATTGACCCACTAACCTCGCCATACTCAAAAGTCCTTCAGTTAGATGATGAAGCAGTATCCTACGATAAAACAGAAAATATAGAGCAATTTAGGGAAGCGGGAAAAAGACTTTTTGGGTTACTAGATAACCAAGAAAGTTTAGGCGATTTAGGATTCGACCCAATCTCCGAAGCACTCAAGCAGACAGGGATGCCATTTTACCAAAAAAATAAAGATGCCCGTGGCCGAGTAAAAGCCGCCGCAATGGATTACGCATCTGACAATATAAAATCATCTGTCGGAATGGGTACAGCTAGGGCATGGAAGACACCTGAGTTTTTACTTCGGGGCGGAGCCGCATTATCAAATTATTTAACTTTAGACGAAGAGGATGACGGAGAAGTCCTTAGCTATGTAAATAGTTTAATAGGATTTGATAAGGTAAATTACGAGTATGAAACTGCCGCCGAGTTTGCCGCATGGGTGATGGATAATCCTGTCGATGCATTAAAAGGAACAGTGGGAATAGAACCCGAATCGATGACATTCGACTCCCAACTTGAACAGGATCTCCGTTCGGACTTCCAAGTACCAAGTGAGGGTATTGGATTAGCTTTTGAAGTTGTTGGAGATCCGCTTAATGCGGCTGGCGGCACTCTAGCTAAAGGAGTGACCGCACCAATGAGAATTGGGTTGAAGGGCAGAATGCTTAAAACGATAAAAGATGTCCAACAGAAAACAATCGAACTTACAAAGTATCAAAATATACTAAGTAAATTGCCTGAAGATGCTCTAGTCCGAGGTAGAGTAGTCCAACAGGCTGATCGGGTGGCTAGTGAACTAGCAGAACAGCAAAAGGTTTTACAGAAGTATGGAAGCAATTCGCTTCACCTTCGTTTGATGGGTAAAGCCTCACCCGAAACTCTCGGCAAGGTGGCAATGGAAACATTTGACCAGTCAACCGATGCCGGAAAGATGGGCATGGGATTAGTCCAGGAGGCAACAAAAGCAACCGACAAGATGAGCAAACTCCGAAGAGTTGCGAACACTGCGGCCAAGCTCAATCCTGAGATTGCCGGTGCTAGTGTTGGTGCATTAGTAGCGGGACCAGTTGGTGCGGCTGTTGGTGCATCATTACCGACTATCGCAAAGATTGGTAGGTTCTTATCTTCTATGACCGAAAATAGCGCTATCCGCTATATAATAAACGCTGAACGGCAAGCTGGGAGAGAAGTGACTATCGAATCAGCCCGCCAAAGGTATAAAAACTTTAAGAATTTAAGTGGTACAGCATTGGGTTTGGGTTCAGCGGCTGGATTTTCGTTTGACCAAGATGCATTAGGTGGCGGTGCGGCTGTGGCGGCACTAGCAACATTTATTGGGCCAAAAGCATTAAGTTTATATGATAACATTGCAAGAGATGCCCGAGTAGTCGGATCAGAACTTACCCTCGCAAGGACAGGTGATCATACGCCATTTTTCCGAAGACTTTCTATGCTCCCAACTCCTGACCAAGGACTGGCGGGGGCAACGATGGATAAATTTAATATCCTAATGAAACCGAGTCCCGAGGGATTAGTTAGTAGAGCAAAAGATGCAATTGCTCAAGGGGGTAGGGCATCAGCAAAAGAGGTAAACCCATCGGCACAACCTTTTAGAGTTGGACCAGGTGGAGAGAAAATCGGGCAAGCCCCGACCATATCAAATGCCACTCAGAAGGTTGCAAATTTCTTGGATAATGCCGGAGTGGTTGGGCGATTAGGTACACCACTCGAAACACTTGGCAGATTCGGCAAAGGGATGGCCGCCGGTGCAAGTCTACCCGCAACAATTGGCTTTGTCGCATCTGCGGGTCAGCCGAGTGGTGCGGTTGCCGGTGCAATCATGTCCGCACCCTTTACCGCATTAGGTGCGGGTGCTGGGATGTACGAAAATTATAAGACTAAAGGAGATCTCTACAGTAAACAGATTGGAGATATTCAATATTATCGTGAGCATTTAACGAAAAGCGAACAGGCGGAATTTGATGCCATGCCCGCTCACATCCGCACACAAATTGCTGGATACAGTTTATCGCATCCCGATGTGGTATTTAAACAGACAACCAAAGGGGAGGGTGGGTTTAATCCTGTAACGATGGAGGTTTCCTATAATCCAAATGGTTCGGGATACTTAAAAGGAACATTGGCACATGAGCTTACCCACTTCATGGAAGTACACGGACTTACTCCGATGGTTAATCGAATACTATTCGGGGACAAGGAGACTAAGACTGCTGGAGAGTTTGCATCCTACGATAAAGATGGAAATATTATTTATACTGATGAATTTATTGGGTATACTGACAAAGACGGCAATTATGTAGAAGGACTGCGAGACATCTACATGGATCGACTTCGCAAAGATGCATCTCTTGACCCCGAAGCGGTAGCCGCTTACGAATCCGATCCAACTAAAATAGGTAGAGAAATATTTGCCGACCAGGGAGCGGATTTCCTTTTAACCGGTAAGCGGGAAAAAGCACTCAACCAAGGACCAGCGGGCAAAGCCATACAGGCAACCATTGACGGAATAACTGGAGTGTCTTTCCTTCGTGACTTTCTCCTTAAATTAAATCAGCCACTCAATGCAGATGGCAAATTTATTACTTCGACTGATCTATTTAAGGGCAAACTCCGAAAGATACCCGAGTTACAGAATTTAATCGAAAAGTATTACAAAGATGTCCGAGGATTAAAGAAGGCAGAGATTGAAGGTTCTGAGTTTACCGATCCGAATACTGGAAAGACTCGCAAGACTGAAGGTAAGAAACCAATCGATGACGAATTTGAAACTCTTTACACAGTTGAAGATCAGAAGAACCCCAATGTGGTTGATAAATTAAACACGGGCGGAATCTATAAGACCGATCCACAAACTGGAGAGATTGAAAAAGATACACTCGGCAATCCGATCCGCATGACAAAGGGTGAAGCTGATAAAGTATCTCAGGCCGCAGGAGATCATGCCGCAGATGTATTGCGGAAGAATGGAATTGATGTAGAAACCAACGACAAGGGTAGGCCATTCGCCAAGGACTTACCAGCACTCAGCGAAGCAGTTATTGATCAACTTGCCAAAGGACCAATCCATCCAAGACAAATAGCCGCCTTGCGTGAAATCTCCCGAGCATTAAGACAGGGAGATGGAGAAAGGGCGGGTATGCTCATCGGATACTATTCCGCCACACAGGGCAGAAAACCCAAGGCCGTACCATTTGCAGTTCGTACAACAATGCCTTACGGATTTGAGCTTACCGCACAGGGTAACATCCTCGTCCGCCTTCACGATGTCGATCAGATACAGAAAAACTTACAATTTTTAAAGGGCGAAAGACAGCCAAAGAAATTACCTGACGAATTAATCGGGATGTACGATGAATTATTTGGGAACGACAATGCCGTTTGGGACGCATTTTCACTTTATAGGCAGAATACGGCCAACGGCATTGACGGCAGAACAGGACTAGATGCCGATCCTGTCATCGCAAATAAGAAGTTGAACTTCCTAAATGCATTGCATGGTGGAATTACCAAGTCTCAAGTCGCTATGAATCCAGTGCTAGATGCAATCGGATATAATATGGCGGCTATTAATAAAAAGCATAACCCATTTGGTCCAGCCACAAAGACATTCCGATTAGATCGAGTATTTAATGCGGAACGATCAGGAAAAGCATCACCTGTAAACGAGCAAAGAGTTATTAATTTAATGTCACCCGAGGCTCAGAAACTTTATACTCCCGCCTACCACGGCACACCGCACACCTTTTCAGCCGAGCCAGGAGCACCCTTCGGCAGATTCAGAACATCGGCCATCGGTACTGGCGAGGGTGCGCAAGCCTATGGGCATGGGCTTTACTTTGCGGGGAAAAAGGAAGTGGCGGAGCATTATCGACAAAATGTGAAAGATATGAAGGGCCTAAAAGAACTAGAGGCAAGACTTGAGGGTATGCGAGAGGAAATTGCAGATTTGAGAATAAAATCGAAGTATTTTAAAGATAAAGATTCAGTAAAATCTAAAAAGTTACTCAAACAAGCAGACGATTTAACTAAAGAAAGCAGAGAATTAACTCTTAAACATAATAAAAAATTTACTGAACCTGGCTCCCTCTACAAAGTCGAACTCGCCCCCAAGGAGAACGAGTATCTGCTATGGGATAAGCCTCTGTCCGAGCAACCCAAGGGAGTGAGGGAGAAGATTGAGCCTATAATTAAAAAGTTCGGACTTAACACAACTTTTCGAGGAAAAGGAGATAGTGGTGCAACTCATCCAAAATTTTGGAAGGACATTGAGGCAAAAGGTGATGTGATTTATGGCGAACTAGCGGGAAAATTAGGCAGTAAGCCTAAAAGCTCCGCCGCCCTAAAAGAAGCCGGCATACCAGGCATCAAATACCTCGATGGTTCATCCCGATCCAAAGGCGAGGGCGATTACAATTATGTAATCTTCGATGAAGCCGATGTCGCAATTACCGAAAAACTCTTCATGCCGGCCTCCGAGGCTGGTGC